TAGAAGTCCCGTTCGTGTGCGGTTTCTTTATCACGGGATGAACCAACTTCCATCACTGAGGTTACAGGAGGAAGAATACTACCATTACTGAGTAGTTCAGGTGCCTTGACACTGTGAATCTTGGAACCAAACACCTCAGCATTATTGTTGCCTGGTTTGGATGCAACTTGACTGAACTTAGGAGTTGCAGTGAGAGAATAGAAGTTCTTTGCAGTTTTGCTAATTGCCTCTACGGCATCAAAGAACTTACCATTTACAGCATTGTGACATTCATCTAAGTAAACAACATCAATATCTAGTTCTGCTTTTACAATCTTGTCCAGAGAATGATAAGTGGTAAAGATGAGTTTATTACCCTCGGTTTTCTCATACCAATAAGCAAGTTCTAGAAAGTCAGTGATACGAGTGTGCTTTGTTTCACCACTGTGAATGTGAAGAATATGTACATTGTCAATAAACTTCTCAAACTCTTCGCTGAGTTGCTGACATAGAACTAGTTTAGGAGCAACAACAAGAATGGTTTTATTAGATTCACCTTCGGTGAACCGATGCTTTGCATCGGCAATCATCATAATACTCTTACCAGCACTGGTAGGAGCAACAGTCAGCATCTTGGAGTGCTGTCGCATCAATCCAAAAACTTCTTGTTGGTGAGGTCTCAGATCAAACATTGGTGGTTTCCTTATGTATGAATTCATTATAGCAGTAAAAAAGTCCACTAGGAAGTTCCCAGTGGACGGTTCCTCAAGTGGTTCAGAGGCCTTAAGAATAGAATTGTTTCTCAAAGGGAACAAGCCTATTCTAATGATATTCTTATGGTTCTGTCAAGCCTCTGTCTTGAAGATACTTTTGATATAGAATAGGTTCTAAAGAATGTGCTTGAATTTCATGAGGTTGTTCAAAATACTGAAGGTCTCCTATATATTCTCCTTTGAAGTATCTTTTAGATGCTCTGATTTTTAATTGATCTTTACAAAATTGAAAAATATGTACCATTTCATGAAGTAGAACAGTTGCATAAGTTTTTTTATCCATATAAGTATCCAGTTCTATTAGGAAACTTCTTGGTTTATAAGTTTCTCCAGCAACATCACACCATCCCCAAGCATTTTCACGTTTCATACCCCGATGAATTATTTCAATTTCAAGTTTGTGACGAGGGAGATACTTGGATACAAACCAGCGCACAACATCCTCACACAGGCGCTTGGAGTATCCATATCCTGTGGTTTGTAGAAAAATCATTTAAAAAGAGTTAAGAATGGTATAAGTCACACGAGTTCCCCATTGGAGGAATGTGATAAAGGAGACGATAAAAATCAGTTTATCAAGGGTAGAAAGGGACATAGGGTCTCTTAGGTTACTCACCTACTATAAAGCACCTCACAGGCGATTCTGGAGGTGCTTGTGACGGTTTTTGAAGTGGTCTTTATTCTTCAGATTCTTCTACTGATTCTGTTTCTACTGTTTCCGATTCTTCTTGTTTTGGAAGAGTTACTCCAATTTCAGTGAGGTATTCAATAATTCCTTGAAGTTTAATTGCAAGTTCTCTTTTCTGACTTAAACTTTTTTCAAGTGTTTGCATCTCAGAAATAAGTGTTTTTTGTTGTTGAGTCGCTGATGATAAATGTTGTTGTTGCTCAGTCATAATTGTTATAAAAAAAATAATTTAATTTGCCGATATATTTATACTGGTTCTGCATCAAAGAAAAACATATGCCATAACCGACAGTTTTCTAGGGAATCTCCAAAATATTCAGATGCAGAATGAATACATCCACCACTGAAGATTACCAAACGATTATAGATGTTGCCACAAATGTCCACAGGTTCAAAAGGGGTTTTGTCTAGATATGTTCTTCCTGGAAAGATTTCATTACCTTGACCACTTTCCCAGTCAATTTGAGTATTATGATGAACTTTTGTTTTTCTATGCCTCCACATTGTAGTTCCACATTCTGGTGGAGCATCGGGACTTAGGTATATCATCGCCGCCCATTTTTGCAAATCACAGTGATATACTAGTTTTTCACCAGACCAATTGTGTTGAAACCTACCGTTCATTCCATGCTCTTCCCATTGGGTAATCTTTTCCCCCATAATATCTTCAAATGCTTCTTTAGTTCCAGGAAGAAAAAATTGCTTGCGGGTTCTTCTTCCGATATAACCAGGATCATCAAAAAACTCCTGGTGTAGAGCAAATTTTCTTACTGAATCCGGATCTTTATAAAAATTATCAACAATAAAAATTCTTTTATGCTGTTTATAATCAGGATTGACTATAAGTAAATTCATATTAAAATCCCATATTTTTACTTCTTACAAATTCTAAATCATAAGTTGTTGCATGAATTGGTTGCTCCTGACCTTTGAATGGTAGATCTTCTGGATTACATACTCTCCATTTAGGTCCCCATTTTTTCGTAAGATATTCAATATTTAATTCATTCACTAGATCTAATTTTTCCTTTAGTTCAGGTTCACTTTTTTCAGTTTGACTTCCTTCACTATAATATTGAGTCTTATCACCATTTCCATGATAATAATTAGCATTGAGCTCAAGAACTTTTCGGATTGGGCGATGAGAAAATCTCATTATATAATCAGCATCTTCACAATAGGCTGGATACAAATTTTCATCAAATAATCCAAACTGTTTTACTATATGATCACGAATAAGAAATAAATCCCAACTACCTACGCCATAATCACCTTTATTTCCGTGTATCATACCCAAATCAGGATCTGCTTCTGAAGTTGTTACCATTTCTTCTAAAAATCCTTTTCCAAAACAAATATCATCATTTACAATAATCCAATAAGGTGCGTTCATATAGCACTTAATAATTAGATTCCAGGCACCACCACATCCAATATTTGCAGGAAGATGACAAACTTTAATATTTTTTACATATTGATGAGTAATATTTTTAAGATTATCTAATTTATCGTCAATTTGCCCACGACCATTATTGTTAATAATAACAAAGTCATCAACTGGATAATCTATACTCATTAAAAGACGGGTAATCCAGTAAGGATTATTGACTATTGGTACACCAATTACAGGAATGCTCATATGTTGTTCAGTAAATAATTTTCTGCTTTTTTAATATCAGTATTGATACAGGTCATTTTTTCAATCACATCATTATCTATAAGATCTGGGTGAACCCACCAGTCTTCATAAGGTCTAAATTTATCTGGTGAAATGTTATTTACAATTCTCACATAACCATAACTTTCTAAGTATTTTTTGGATTTTTGTTGAAATGATTTTGTTTCATCACAATAATAATCGTGTTCGTAAGTAATCACTGCAAATTTATATGTTTCAAATGGAATTGAAAGTAAAATATCATATGTTACAGAAGGTGGATCACAGTCAAGTTGTAGATAGTCTATTTCATTTGGGAAATCCAATCCGGAAAGAAAAGAATTATAATTGACTAAGGTTGCATCTTTAAGAAAACAAGGATTTTTTCTTTCATTCTTATGAGCCTGTACAAATTTTTCGTCAATGTCTAGGGCAATTCCTTTCCAATCAAATTGATTTTCTAAAAGTGCGGTATTATTTCCGTAGAAACAATTACCGGCGCCAATTTCTATATATGTTCCATTTTTTTTACCATTCAACATAGTGAGAACAAACATATCTTGATATGCCTCTGAGTAATTTCTTTCTATTAACTCAGAATCAGTAAATTTATATTTTAAACGAGAATATTTTTCTTTGCAATAAGTTGAAAATGGTTGCGGTTCTTCTTTATTGACAACATTTAATCTAATTAAATTGTCAATAACTGATTTCTTATGAATTTCGTTTAGTTCATAATTATCAAGAAGATCCTGAAAAAGATTTTTACTTTCATTACATAGTCCACACCACCAACTTGTGACTGCTTTTTGATAGAGAATACCGTAGTTTCCAGGATAATCTACATTTGTACGAAGTGGTAAAGAATCAAAATCACAAACTTTTTCTCCAATTGATGCAATCATATAACCATCGTTCCAGTGTCCATCTCTCTCATCTCTCTCAAAAAATCTTGAAAGAAGATAATATGCTTCAGGTCTTTTTGGAAGAATTGAAATTGCATGTTGAAGCAATCCTTTGACAGTAAATCCTCTTGTCCCTTGCTTATCAAAACACATAGATCCACGAATTAAACATTCATACTTAAGTAAATCATCGGGTGTTCTTTCTGCACATCTTAAGTAAAATGAAAGTGCAGATGCTGTTTGACCAATATTGTCATAATAAAAACCTAGAGCAAAATTATTTTCAACATCTTGAGGATTCATAACATAAGCATTAAGAAGTTCTTTTAAAGAATTTCCAGGTTGTATAATATCAGTTCTTGTCATTTATAAATTCCTCTACTATTTTTTCTGGAACTTGAAGTACATATGCAGCATTATCTTGAAAACCAAATGTCATTAAAAGATTTCCTTTATGTCTATCCATACCAATACAAAATTCTACATGACCATCCATAATTGAAAAATCCTTTGAGTATTTTACTATATTGAAATTTTTATCCCACACAATAAAACGATGCCGATAAACCGCATCTTTTCTTCCGACTTCACTTTTAAATAAATTAACCTCGTGAGTGCAAGCAATATAAAAATCACCGGCAGAAATAACTTGTGATCCTCCGCGCAAGTCTCTCGGCATCCAAATTGCATTTGAAAGAGATACTGTTTCACAAGTTTCTGTTTTTGGATTTACTTTAACAACTTCTGTTGGATTTCCCCACTTTATATAATGGTATGGTTTATCAAGAATAGGCATCCAGTTCTTTTCGCAATAAGAGTTTGGATCTTTCGGTGGTGGAATACGAAATCTTGATACTTCTTTTACACTATCTTTAGTAACAATAATCTCACAGAGTTCCATTCTTCCTGTACCAATGGTATCTAAATCTCTTCTCACACCAGAAGTATAAAGTTTTCCGTCCCATTTAAAGATACGGGCATCTTCAAGACCTACAAAATCCCATAGTTCTTTTTCTGGAAATTTTGATGTATCAATTTTATTATATCTTGTGATCTTATAATTTTCATCCAATTCACAATAATAATTGATAGTTCTTAAGTGCATATCATTTTCAGGATGCACATAAGTTAATGGTCCCCATTGATGTTGAAATAGTTTTTCTTCTGAATGATAGAATGTATAATTTACATGACGAACAATTACTCTAATTTTATCGCCATCCACTAAAATGGAAGGATTCATAAGACCCGTTCCATTCGTAAGTTTTGATGGAATGATTAGTGGGTGAATACTTCCACCATTTTCAAGTGCAAGTTTTGCAAAATTATTCATAAAATTAGCAAAGTTTATAATAAAGTTTAATTCTTATTTTTTAATCTGTCAACTAATCACTTTTCATTTAGTTGAAACTTTAATAATTCAACTTCAGATGAAAGTTCTTTGATGGCATTTACAAGAACGGGAATAAGTGCAACATATTCCATTCCAAGTCGTGTTCCTTCCTCTGGAAAATTTTCTAATATTTCTTTTGTATCAAAAACGGACTCTGGAATGATGGGAAGTACATCTTGCGCTATAAAACCTATCTTTTCT